CATGTTTTACACTAATATCTTCTTTATAATATACATATTGATAAGCTATTTCTTCATATCTATCAAAATAAGATCTAGGCATAAATATAATTTGATCATCTCCATTAACCATTTCTTGTATTCTATCTATATTTATCCAAAAATATTTTTGTTTCATTTTATATTTTATAAATTCCACATATGCCCAAGATCTTAAAGTATTACCCAAACATGTATTCATTCTACCAGTCATTTGAGTCCCTACACATTCATAAGTATAGTATTTTGAAAATATTTTATATCTTTCTTGAAAACATATTTTCTTTAAATCATTTAAATTTGCTATCTCTTGTAATTTCGGTTGATTATCAATTATTAATTTAAAAACATAGTTATCTACTATTTCTTGCAACTCATGATGTTGTGTGGAATCGAATGCACTTCCATCAGCACATATAACACCTTGATCATACATTACTTTTTCCATAAATTCTTTAAATCTTTTACATTTTTCACCATTATTACTACCTGGACCACACCATGGTTGACGATGTATCACATTCATTGCTGTCTCACATATCATACCCATTATCATTTTAACAGTAGGATTTTGAGCTGATATATTCCTTGCTTTTATTTTGAATTTCTTATAATTCATAAATATTTTCTCATCAGTTTTAGTATGCATTTTAAAAGCCATAATCGGTCGTCCATCTGATATATATCTATTATAACCTTCAATAAATTCATACCTTTTTGTACCTAATTTTGAAAAATATTCATCAATTTTTGGTAATTCTCCGTAATTCGCTTCTTCAAACATTTGTTTTATTTTCGGTTGTATGAAGTTTTTAAATTCTTGAACAACTTGGTCATCATAATCAATTTTAGACTGGACTTGTCTATATACTGCTTCAGATTCACACCAAAAACATGAATGTAACTTTAATGGAACATTTTTCTTAACATTATATCCATTGATTATAAAGCCTTTTTGTGTTAGAGGTTCTTTATTAGGTAAAAATCCCGGATGTTTGTTGTGTGGTTCTCTAATATCTAAAATTTTGAATTTATTTCCTATTCTTTCTGTCAAATTATTTTGTTCTTTATAGCATTGGAATTTATCTTTCATCATTTTTAGAACTGAAAACATTTCAAAAGCATCATTCATGGTACAAGATCCTGGATTGTATATAATTTTTTGAATATATTCCAAATTTTCATAACATTTTATTCTAACTATTAAATTTAATATTATATATAAAATTATCGTGCTAGTTTTTAATTTATATTTTGTAAACAGCATTAAGATTGAGTACATTGCTATTAATTTTGAATTCACTAAATAAATT